TGTATGCACCCAATCATGCAACCATGAATCATTCCATTCATATATTTCTATAGGATATATCTTCTTAACTTTCATATTTCTCTTTCCATTCAGCATACATGCGTCCATAGACCATGCCTTCATGGGATTTCAATGGGGATCCTTCTAGGATTTCCCTCTCACGTTTGTTGATAACGTTGTATGCATCAGAGAGGTAATCATTTTCCCAATTTTCAATCATTTCTTTACTTGGATTCATTTGAATTCACACCTCATCATTAACTCTGTCATGAATGCAACCATATTAATCTCTTGGTCAACTACAAATGCAGATTTATATTGATACTCAGATATAATAATGACTGCTTCGGGAATAGATCCTGCGTTAAGATAGTTATAAAGATTATCATACAACTTACGCATGATAACTTTAGGTTCGTTATCCATATTCTGAGCAACCCACTTCTTCATGTTGGTAAACTCTTTCTTCCTAAGATAACCTACTACCTTTTCAATACTAAAATCATTTGATGACCCTAGAATACCTGCATCAATCTTACCAGTTGCAGCATACCTTTGTAACTCATTAAGAGTCCTTCTAAAGTCTGGGAAGTGCTTCATTACAACTTCGGCCACAACCTTATCCTCGTAGGAAATCATTTCCATCTCAAGGATAACCTTAACTGCTTTAAAGAATTGCTCCGCTAGTGCTTTCTTCTCTGCTCCTTTGACCGAAAAATCGACCACTGAGCACCTACTATGGAGGGGTTCTATGACCTTATTTTTATAATTACACGTGAATATGAACCTGCAATTCTTCTGGAATTCCTCGATGGATGCTCTAAGTAATAGTTGTACGTCGGGGGTGGTATTATCTGCTTCATCAATAATGATAACCTTGTGACGAGCCCCAGATGTAAGAGAAACAGTACTAGCAAAGGTCTTTGCCTGATTGCGTACAGTGTCCAAGAATCTACCTTCATCAGACCCATTAATGACATAGAAATCTGCTCCTAATTCTTTACATAATGCTTTAGCAATCGTAGTTTTACCTACACCTGCCGACCCTGACAGTAAAAGATTAGGACATTCACCTTGGTCAATGAATCCTTGAAACAATTTCTTCGTATGCTCAGGGAGAATGCACTCCGCTACTGTCTGTGGTCGATACTTTTCTACCCAGAGAAACAGTTTATCCATAATCAGTGTTAATAATAATGCGGTTGGGATGTTCCTTAGGTGAGTGCCCTGTATGTAGGTGACTACCTTGGAATACTAGGAGTCTGTTTGCTTTAGGTTTAATCCTTGCCATCTCAGTAAGAGTTCCTAACCCTAGTTGGTCACCTTGCTCATTGAAGAGAATAGTATCACCATCAGAGTCATTAACATAATAGATAGATGCCATGTGTGGGTGCTCAAAGTCTACATGTGGATGATGGACAATCCCATTAGGATTATACATGGTCATGTCTGCTCTGCATCTAATACGTGCATTACTGCACCCAATTAAATCTTGAATCTGGAATACCAGTGGCATGATTAGAGAGGTAGCAGGATTGGGTTGAATTTGTACATCATCCCTAATAAAATTATGACTAAATCCTTGCTTACCTAACTCAGGATCTGCCAGAGCTCCTCTGCTGATATCCGCTTGATAAAACCACTCCATCTCATTACCACCAAGATAGTTTAAGAGTTCTCGGTGGTAACTAGGAGTTAGAAAATCGTCCTTAAGGCTCCAAGGCAATGTAGTAAGAGAGGTCATTATGAGTCAATGAAATAAACGCTGCAATATTCTTCTTACTTATTGTAACATGGTAACTACCATCACTTAGTTTCAAGTTTTCAACTTTGAAACAATAGCAGAAGTTACGACGCTCATCATTCATCTCCGAAGGTCTTTCAAAAGTGACTTTCTTCAGTGGTAGTGAGAAGACATTAGAAGTATCATTCTTCTTGTCCTTAACACATACACTATACTCACCTTCAAATCCATAGACACACAAATCTTCTACCCCATACACCTTCGCTGCTTGCAACAGTTGTTGAATGTCCTGTTGAGGAAGGTCAAAGTGAAGTTCCTTATCAGGAAGGTCACCATTAAAATCTGGTGGGGTTACAATGATCTCAGGGTCACTGTAATAGAATACTGTCTTACCCTTAGTCTCCTCATCAAAGATGATTACCCTCTTATCATCAGGGAAATTAAGGACTGGTTCCTTAAACAGAGACAATGCTCCAAGGAACAAAGGCAAATCATAGATTGCCATCTGCTCAGGAATAAATTCTTGAATAGATGTCATGGCAATGATATTCTTGTTGACTGAAATAGTCTCAAGAAGTTTACCTTGGGGGATAAGGACAGACTTATTGATTGTGCTGAAGTTACGCAGCAAATCAACAGTCTTCTTACTCAATTTTACTGTTCTAAAATTCTGTAGTTGTGTCATTCGTAATCAATCAAAGACGGAGGGGTGCCAATTTGGACTGGTTTGTCATCAGGGTACGACGTACCTGAGAAATAATACAATAGTATAGCATAGTGAATGATTTTTAGCACATCACTCTTATGCTGACTCTTCTTTTTGTACCGAGATGCATACTTAATGATATTGGACTGACAGAATTGCTCTGCTGTCCCGATTGATTCAAGGAGATCCAAAGTTTGAATCCCCTTTTCATCATTAGAGTAATGACTTCGATATGTCTGAGAGATATAATCTGATACGACTTTAATCGTATCATCTTCTCTGTATTTCATGATATCACGTGGCTAGAATGTTGTCAAGGTTTTCGATGTCTACCTCATTGTCTATCTTATCATACAACTCAAGGAATGACTGCTTTGTCTCGTCATCAAAACGATTCAAGCACACCTTGATTGCCTTAACTCTATCTTTAAAGATAGCAAAGGCACGGATGATATGCACAAGACGACGTGTAGAGATAACTTCATCCACTCCACCCTCATTAAAGGTCTTACGGATGATGTCTGCCCATGATGTCAAGTTAGAAATGTACTTTTCATCACAGCAATTCAACTCTTTACAGTAGTTGTTGAGCATTCTTGTCTCTGTCTTAGGAGATGCATACTCTTGCTCGAAAGTTATGGGGAATCTTTCAAGGAAGGCTTCATTGAGCACGTTAGTTCCAATAAATCTTCCGTCGTCTGAACCCTTACCTTTAGTATTTGCGGTTGCGATGACGGTAAATCCGTCTCTTGGCTTAACGAATCTTCCAACCTTTTTAAGAAAAACTCCATTTCCTTCAAGGATACTCTGAAGGCAGAGAATTTTGTTAGAGGCAAGGTCGATCTCGTCAAGGAGCAAGACTGAACCTCGCTCAAGGGCTTCGATGACTGGGCCGTTATGCCAGACGGTGTTGCCATCAACAAGACGGAAACCACCAATAAGATCGTCTTCATCAGTCTCCACTGTAATGTTTACACGTATTAAATCTCTCTTTGTTTGAGCACATGCTTGCTCCACAGAGAAAGTCTTTCCATTACCAGATAATCCAGTAACGAAAATAGGATAGAAGATTTTACTATTAATAATCTTCTTCAAGTCATTGAAGTTTCCGAATGGTACGTAGTTTGGATCTTTCTCTGGTACCAAATTCTTAACCTCAGGTGATACAAGGGTCACTGTCTGCTCAAGTTGCTGACGTGCTTCTTCTACTGTCAAATTCCAGACTCCTCGCTTCACCTTATATTGTAGCAAATATTTTGTTACCGTTTGGTATGCAAGACCGAAATGGTCACAGGCTTTTAGTAGTTGCTCGGTCTTAACATCAGTACCGAACTCACCTACTAGATAATCTCTCAAGTCTTCTGGGGTGACTGATACTTTAACTGGCATTGAATCGTTTAATTTGTTTATACTATTATTATACACAGGTTTAGACTAAAGTGGTGGACAACCATGACGGTTTCTTTTCTGGCACACGCTTGTAATTATCGTGAACCCATGGCTTACTTGCAACATATAATCTATATGCTTCAACAGTACTACATTTAAGAGTCTGAAACTCTAAAGGCATTGCCCTAACGAATGGACTATGTTTCTCTGGACAACCTGATTCCATCTGTATCAGACCTGCTAGTCTAATACTTGTTTCACATGCGTGTTTCTTACCATACCGAGACTCATACTCATTACATAACGAGATACCATGCTGCAACAACCATTGAAAGTTATGGTCATTCTTTGCTGCCCATTTGGTACATGGGTGATTACGGAAGGCACCCTTCTCTGTCTTATAAGGAGTGCCATCCTTCTTCAATACAGGTCCTATATTCCAATACCACTTAGAAAAGACCAACGCAATCATTTGCGTGGTCTCTAATGGCATCTTAACAATGTGTTTGTCTGGTAGAGAGAATGCTGCTAGTGCAGGATCCTCATCTACAGCAAAGATATTCATGCAATTTGTGTGATAAAGGAAGAAAGAATCTTCTTGTTGTTTGCTTTTGCTTTTAGGGATTTCTTAAATGCATTTTTAATCTGTCCCTTAGTTGCATCTTCATCAACTTCAAACTCAACGTCAGTATTTAGAATCTTATGGGAGAAAAAGTAAATCTCTTGATACCCTAATATACTAGCACCAACAGTTTTGTTTTTAGTCCACTCCTTATACTTCTTAACATACTCACTACGCTCAAGTTCTCTACCCAAGTAGTTGGTAACCTCACGTGGATTAGCGATACGGAAACCTAAGAAGTTACAGTGAGGAAACTTACCCTTCATATACATGAGAAGTTGCTTAGTAATATCCCTATCGTCACCATTACCATTACCATAGACTCTACCTTTCTTACGATCTCTCAACTGAGTTGAGTAACCGATAGATGCACGATGTACCATTTCCTCCTCTTCACCAGTAGCGTAGTTCTTTTGAATGGATTTTCTCCACATATTAGACCACTGTGCTTCACCATCAGATAGGATACTTACATGGCACTTCTCAAGATTATATTCCTGTTGGAATTTTGGAATGATAGTCTGGAAACATGCAATTGCTTCATTC